ATCCTAATTTTTTTAACTTTTCATGTATTTCGCGGTTTGAATCGTTGGACATTTTTGCCACCTCACTGGCTGAGCCGGAAAGGGAGTGGTGAGGCACTCCCTTTCTTTACCCCTTGTTGCAACAAGGTGGCTCAATTTATATATTTTACTACTAACCTTCAAAATCTTTCCTAAAAAGTTCAAGTTTCGCAATTTCAAAACTTGAGGCTGCTCAATTCTATCAAGCTTCTCTCCTCTTTTTATCGGTCATCAATAATCGGTTTGCCGTCAATAATCAGTTCTTCATCCATTCGATAATAGAACTGCTTAGCTTCTGGCTTGATTAAACCTTTGCTTATCGCAATTCCCAGTGCATCAGCGTTTGCCGGAACAGGCACGTCAGAATATTCAAGCATCAAAAATTTCAGAATATGGTTTCTCACATTCTTCTTAGGTCGTGGATTTGTCTCTAACGGTATAAAACCGATGCTCTTTGCTAACGGAAATCCCTCTTTTCGGTACTCATAAATTTGTTTAGCAAGTGGGTTACTATTGACCGCATACTTCGTTTTAGCGACAATGCCAAACTCATTACTTCTGACCCATTCACATTTTCCTATAGGGAGTGTTTTATAATCATGGCAAAACATCACCACAGGATTTTTTTTGTAGTCCATAAGCAATGCACCTGATGGTTCAACCATGTCTCCGTCTCTGTCAATGCTCTTGGTACTGATATAGTCGATAGAAGCGGTTTCGCCTTCCTCAAAATAAAAATCACTTGGCGAGAAGCCCTTACGCACAAGCTCTACATTCTTACTCAGTCCCCACTTTTGGCATATTTGCCGTGCAAAGTCAGGATTTACCTCTGCAAGCGGTATCTTAGATGTGATTAAGTCCATATGTGCACCTATCTACTGGCAAGCACCACAAACGGCGCAACTGTCGTACTTCCATCTTTTAAGGTAAGTGGTTTATCCCAAAGCCCTTGCCCATCAACTCTAGCCACAGTCCTCCACGTTGACTCGTCTGTGGTAAAACCGGGAGCGTTTGATTTTTCAATTCTCAAACCTTCTCTCAAGCCAATCGCGTATTGGGAAAGGTCAGCCAAAATCAAATCTCCTTTTGTCCCCAAAGTTGGCGTTTTTTCGGTAAAAAGAACTTCTTTACCGATGAGTGTAAATTTGCCAGTTTCTTCTTGTAATACTTTGACGGGAACGCCAGCCGTACCTATAGCCATGTGTAACATTGCCAACTGAGGGATGGTCGTTAAATTTGCTATCCAAATTGAGTTCTTATAGCAGCCCGGATGGAGCCGCGCGAGCATGTTGATGCAATTTTCAAAACAAATCGTTCCCGATTCCTGTCCAGCCTCCGGTGCTACTTCTATTGTGGATGGGCAATTCAACAGCCCTAAAGGTTGCCCAGCACCATGTCCACTGAGAAACGCATTATCCAAGTACCAGCCGATGGCTTTTGTGAGCATGCCACCAAGAACCTGCTCAAAGTTTAATGCGCTATCTTGCAGGAGCTCATTTGTAGCTGTTGACAACATCATCAGCTTCTTTGCCACAAGCTCGACCAGTCTGAAGCCGGGCTTTGTCTGAGGCACCGTATTCCCTTCATCTGCCCAATATCCAACAACACCGCCAAAAAGAGATGAAGCGTGGGAGGATATCTCAACGCCGGGTATTTGCTTTGTCTTACCTTTCATAGGGTATACGGTAGCCCTTGGTCGTATAATCTCATTTTCTAGAGACTGGTCTAGCAATTGTGCCGTGTATTCATCCGGCACTAAAAATCCCGATTCCGACGGGATTCCCTCGTTCAATCCTGTAGGAACCTTGGTGATTAATCGATTGTCGGCGCGCCCATCGTGGATGACCTTCAAAAACTCTCCGAGAGAGTCAAAACCATCTGAAGAAAGGTTATTCTTGCCGAACATCCCCCGATAAGTTTTGTTTTGTATGCTGCCAGTTCCGAACGTAGTTTTAATATACTCATCCATTTCTGGACTGGTCACCTTATTGG